TCAGATCGTTAATCCCAGTTAATGAAAGAAAACATTTCCATATGAGTTTAATGACCATTAATCGGGCCATATTACCTCATACGGATAGCAACACGAAAACAGCCATAAATTGGTACATACATGAAGGCGGTTATGAGACTTACTTTTGTGAGCCTAAGCATGACGCCAAGCCCTTTAAACTTCCTACTCAAACAAATGGATGTGTCTATAGTTTTGAAGACACAACGTTTATGGAAAGTTTCAGTGCTAAGGATGGAGACATCTATGTTCTTGATGTTACTAATACCCACTGCGTAGTACCTAAAGCAAAAGAGTGTACTCCGCGTGTGGCGTTAAATATGGCTACCAATTTATCATTTAAAAATGTGGTATCATTATTAGGTGACCAAATATGTATAGTCGAAAAGAACAATACGAAGTAATTAGCAAAGTACGTGTCACAGATGATGACACTAAGCGGGTTAATTGCCCATTCTGTGGTGGTAAATACACCCTTACAATATCCAAGCGTGAAGGTTCTTTAATATGGAACTGTTACAGGGCTTCGTGTTCTGCCTCTGGTGGTAAACGAGTTGGGTATGGATTAGACGCAATCAAGCGTAAATTCGATGGAAGTACTTCAACAGGTATATACAAACGTACATACCCCCTACCTGAAGTAAATTCATCTGTAGAACATCATGAACATATTTTAAAATATATTGATGATAACAATTGTCGTAAGGCATTTGATGAAGGTGCTATAAAAATCACCTACGACCCCTCTAAAGACCGTGTTCTATTTTGGATGAATGAGAATTCAGGAGCCGTAGGCCGTTCTATGCAAAAGAACGCAAAACCTAAATGGTTATCATACGGGAATACTCAAGGGGCGTTGTCTGTAGGAAACCACAAGGTAGGAGTCGTTGTAGAAGACGCCGCAAGTGCCTGTGCAGTGTACGCCACGGGTAAGTACACGGGAGTGGCGTTACTTGGGACAAATATATCCCCATTACAGCGTATTCAGTTGAGGTTATACGAAAAATTAATTATTTGCCTTGACAAAGACGCCTCTGGTAAGTCAGTAGTGTTACTACGAAAGTTACAAGCAGTGGTTAGTTGTAAAGTAAAATTTCTTAGTAACGACTTAAAGTGCTATGATGAATTGGGGATAACCCGGCTACTCGATGATTAAGTACAAGGGGGGGTTTAAAAAAGCCAGATATCAAAAATATGAAGCTACGATTAAGCTAAATTCTAAATAAAAATATAAGGTAAAACCCTTATATAACAAGGCCCCGCTCTACGGCGGGGTTTTTTTTTGTGAAAATTATGTTGCTAGTACCCCCCACTAGGGCTATAATTAGTGCAATTACGAGCACTCACAAAAGCAAAAAATAGGCGCTAGCATGGAATTGAAAATATTAAAGGGACTGCTGTCGGCGGAATTTTACGACTCGAATAAGTCTAACCTTAGCCCAAAATTATTCGAGGAAGAGCTACGGGATGTGTACACCTGCGTCACTGAAGGGCACGAAAAATACACACAAGATCTCAAGATTGATGACGTTAAAGCCATTTGGTTTAAGAATAACCCTGTGGCTACAAGGTCAGAGAAAGACGCCATTGATGATATATTGAAGGTTATAGACAGAGAAGAAGCTTTATCAGACGGGATAGCTAGCGATTTAATCAAAGAGCTATGGAAACGCCATGTAGGGCATAAGATTGCAAACATGGGTATTGAGCTCACTGAGGGCGCACCTGATGCAATGTCTCGTCTTACCACACTTCTAGACAATGTTCGTGAAGGTGTGATGCCAAAAGATTTTGGTGACGCCACTACAAAAGACATTGAAGAACTGTTGCGGATGACATCGGATGACAGTCGCTGGAAATTTAACATAGCCACCTTAGCCCGTAGCGTCTACGGCATTGGCCCCGCAGAGTTTGGAACAATCTTTGCGCTACCCGAGACAGGTAAATCAGCCTTCGCAATCAGTATCGTATGTGGCCCCGGGGGGTTCTGCGAACAGGGTGCGAAGGTTTTATATTTGGGAAATGAGGAAGAGACTAGGCGTACAATGCTTAGAGCCATGCAAGCTTGGAGTGGCATGACCCGTGAAGAGATTGTTGCCGACCCTCGTACTGCAAAGAATAGGTTCACCGCAATTGAAGAACGCCTAGAGATGAAAGACATCCAAGAGTGGGATATACAAAAGATTGAATCTTACATTGAGCACATGAAAGCAGATGTAGTCATTATTGACCAAGGCGATAAGGTTCACATCAATGGCACCTTCTCAGCATCACACGAGCGTTTAAGAGAGTTATACCGCTCACTGCGAGAACTAGCCAAGCGCCAGCAATGTGCTGTCATAACCATATCTCAGGCATCCAACGAGGCAAGAGGCCGTACCCGTTTATCGGGGTTTGATATGGAAGGTTCTAAAATTGGTAAGATGGCGGAGCTAGATCTTTGTATAGGCATAGGCAAACACGAAGCAGGTGATGTTGATGATAGTGATCCAGACAACACTCGCTATTTAACAATTTCAAAAAACAAACTGAGTGGATGGCACGGCACAGTAATTTGCACCCTACAGCCACAAATATCAAGATATGTGGAGTAGTTGATGAAATTTCTTTTAACTAAGCAGGACATCCACACATCAGAAATTATGGGAGCCGATACGGTAGCTCTATGCAAACTACAGGGCTTTAGCCCGAGGTTAGAGAACGACAGGCAGTCCCGAGAAGAAGCCAATGCGTTTGGGTACAAGGCAGAATTTGCCATAGCCAGATTATTTAATGCCGAGCCCCCTGTGATTAACGTCGTATCAGATGGCGGAGTAGACATTTGGCTAGATGGCATTCCCGTAGATGTAAAATTTACAAACGATGAATGCGGCCCGTTGATTTTTGATAGTATGAAAAAGTTTCGAGCCGAAATCGCCATCTTGGTTGGCCGTACAGATGACGATGATGTGATGTCAATAAACGGCTGGGTCACTCGTAAAGAGTTCAAACAAAAAGCTGACAAACAAAACTTCGGTTATGGGGATCGGCTTTTCTTACGCCACACAGACATGAACCCAATAGCTGAGTTGTGGCGTTTTTTAGCAGAAAGAAAATGGGGTGTTGAATGAAAACAATTGTATTTGATTTAGAAACAACGGTTCAAAGGGATACAGGGTCAATTGATAATAGTTGCTTTAATCCTAAGAACAAAATGGTCAGTGCACACTGGCTAATAATTGAAGATGGGGTAATTGGAGAGATTCACAGCCGCATCTTTCACCATAACGAAATCGAAAAATCTGATTCACCAGATGATTTTATTCAGGCACTGAAGTCAGCCAAAATTGGTGTGGCCCACAATGCAAAATTCGATTTGCTATATTCTATGGAAGCTGGGTTACCTATCCCACCTGAAATGTATTGCACTATGATTGGTGAGTACATCTTCGCACGGGCTCAACCCTTATCGAAGTCGCTTAAAGCTACAGCCGAGCGCAGGGATGTAACCCGCAAGAAATCTGAATTAGTAGATGACCTATTCAAAAGCGGAACAGGCTTTGAGGCCATACCTTTAGCAACCGTGATTGAATACGCTGAAGCTGATGTTCTGTCCTGCGCTGAGATATATTTAGATCAGCAAAAAGATCTACTAAAAGAGTCAAACAAAGGGCTCTTACCAGTGTTCACATTGATGAACGAAATGATGATGTTTCTTTGTGAAATTGAGCGCAATGGCATCAAAATAGATATGGACGCTCTTAACAAAGTTGAGAAAGACTTCGTTGCTGAGAAGGGCCAAATTGAAAAGACCTTGAATGACATCGTTTCGTCAACCATGGGGGACACTCCTATAAACTTGAACAGTGGCATAGACATGACCAAAGTTGTGTACAGCCGCTACATTGTTGACAAGGATTACCACAAGCGCACATTCAATATCGGACTAGGCCCTAATGGAAAGCCTCTATACCCGCCTCGTATGAGTGCTTCCCAATTTGCTAACACTGTTCGTAAATCTACGCGCAGAGTAATGAAGACTGTCGGTTATCATTGCGATTTGTGTAAAGGTAAGGGGAAAATCCAAAAGTACAAAAAGGATGGTACGCCGTGGATAAATCTAACCAAATGCCAGCCATGTGGTGGTCAAGGGTTTACTCTATCTGAAACAGGTCAGGTAGCAGGTCTGAAACTTATTCCTGAAGGGCCCCAAGATGCGGCCGTAAATGGGTTTAAAACAGATAAGCAAACCATTGAGAGGTTGCTGGTACAGGCGGAGACAAAGGGTAACCTTGAGGCTATTCAATTTCTGACAGGTATCCGTAGGCTTAATGCCGTCAACACATATTTGGATAGTTTCGTTACAGGGATTAAAACCTACACAAGACCAGATGGCATACTACACGCTCAGTTTAACCAAACAACTACTCGTACTGGACGCCTAAGCTCTAGTAACCCTAACTTCCAGAACCAACCACGAGGGGGTACGTTCCCTGTTAGACGTTGTGTTGTTTCCAGATTTGAAGGCGGGGAAATCGCAGAATGTGACTTCTCGGGCCTTGAATTTAGAGTTGCTGGAGAACTGTCTAGGGATGCTCAGATTATTGATGATATTTTGTCTGGCAAAGACATTCATAAGCAGACTGCTTCAATCATCAACCAAGTACCTGAGTCAGAAATATCTAAGGAAAGCAGACAATTAGCCAAGAAATTTACGTTCGCGCCACTTTATGGCGGTCTTGGTATGGGC